TCAGACGCCGCATCACCAGCATTCTCAGAACCACCATTCCCAAAACTAGATATTACAACTTCAGCAGAAAAAGAAACTTCTTCATTAGCTGACTATTTAGGACTACCAACAACAGAACTCACACCAGGAGGAGGAGTCCCAGATATAACAAACGTATCAGCATTACCATTCGCTGCATACCAAAAAATATATAACGATTACTATAGAGACGAAAACCTTATCACACCAGACGAAGTCGTCTTAGCAAATGGCACACAATCAGCCGCAGACACATTAAAACTATGTAAAAAACAAAAAAGAGCATGGCAACATGACTACTTTACATCTGCACTTCCTTGGACTCAAAAAGGTCCAGAAGCAACACTACCATTAGGTACAACTGCACCAATTACTTATATAAATGGAGCTGCAAACTATATGAAATCATCAGCAGGTGCCGACATTATTAGTCAAACATTTGACAGTGCCGCCGCTATTTCAACTGATGGAAATGGTAAAATTATTTACGATTCAGGAGGAGCAAATACTGATTTAAATTGGGACAACTCAAATTCATTATCAGCAAACTTAGCAGGCGCAACAGCCGCATCAATCAACGAACTTAGAAGAGCCTTTAGATTACAAGAATGGCTAGAAAGAAACGCCAGAGGCGGAACAAGATATATAGAAATCATCATGGCACACTTCGGTGTTACATCATCAGACGCTAGACTTCAAAGGCCAGAATTCCTTGGAGGATCATCAACCCCTATCACCATTAGTGAAGTGTTACAAACCTCTGATAACTCAGGCGGAGCCGACGGCGGCCCCCAAGGTAACATGGCCGGACATGGAGTATCAGTAGGATCATCAGACTATGTAAACTATAAATGTGAAGAACACGGCTACATCATTGGAGTAATGACTGTAATGCCTATGACAGCTTATCAACAAGGTATCCCTAAACACTGGTCAAAATTCGATAAATTCGATTACTACTGGCCCTCTTTCGCAAATATTGGAGAACAAGCTATTACAAATCAAGAGTTATACTACCAGAACGCAGCAGCAGACGACACAACTTTCGGATATACACCTAGATACGCCGAATATAAATATATACCATCTACTGTTCACGGAACTTTCAAAACATCTTTAAATTTCTGGCATATGGGTAGAATCTTTTCATCAGCTCCATCACTCAACCAAGATTTCATAGAATGCGACTCAACCGAAGTTTCAAGAGTCTTCGCTGTCGCTGACGATACGGTGGAGCACCTATATGTCTACTTACATAATGAAGTAAAAGCTACAAGACTAATGCCTTACTTCGGAACACCAACAATTTAAATCTATAACTATGGCTTATAAAAAAAGTAAACAACTTAAAAGGAAAACTAAGAAATTCAATTTCGGAGTAAAAAAACAAAAATCAAAGTCTAAAAAATTCAATGGCTTCAGAGTAGCACGAGGCGGAATCAGACTTTAATAATACTAAAATTGCTTACAGCAAATGGCACAATGTTCAAAACCTAGACCTATCTATAACAGGCACAAAAACATGTACAATCAGGATCTCATGATTAACGTACCATGTGGTAAATGTATAAATTGCCTTAAACGTAGAGCATCAGACTGGTCATTCAGATTAGAACAAGAAGTAAAAGTATCATCTTCAGCCTGCTTCCTCACTCTTACATATGAAAACCCTCCAAAAACAGACTTGGGTTATCATACTTTAAAGAAAAGAGACTTCCAAACATTTCTAAAAAGACTTAGAAAACTAGTTCCCGTTAAAATGGAGAACAATAGAAATGTTAATAAACTCAAATACTACGCCTGTGGCGAGTATGGAACTCGAACCCAAAGACCTCATTATCATGCTGTCCTCTTTAATCTTCCTCATTGGCTTATCGCTAACCCTCAGCAAATATCCGACACGTGGAAGAACGGCCATATTCATATTGTTAACAATAATCTTAAAACTATCAACTATGTTGTAGGCTACATGCAAAAACAAGGCATGGTTAAACTCAACGAACAAGACAACCGCGCCCCCGAATTCAGCCTTATGTCTAAAGGCATGGGAAACGCATACCTTACCGACGCAATGATTCAATACTACAGATCACGAAAACTTTTCTGTATCGTAAAAGAAGAAGGGCAAATTATATCTATGCCCCGTTATTACAAAAATATTATATATACAAAAGAAGAATTACAAGAATTATATCAAACTTGGATAGATGAATATAATTATAACTTCCTACAAGACTGGGAACTTTCAAAAATAGAAAGAGAAAAAGTTGAACAGCAAAAAGCTAAACAACTTAAACACGATAAAGAATTAAAACTTAAAAGGATAACATTATGAAAAAACGTACACTTAAACCTAAATTAGTATTTAGAACACAATTCAATTCAAAACCTTATACAGGTAAAAAAATGGACCCAACAGTCCTAACTCAACCAGATCAAAATATGGGAATAAGAGATCTTCTTGATAAACACTCAAGAGGTTTACCCCTTGGAGTAACCGAAAATAAAGGAGAATATTTCGAAACCGAAATACCTAAATTCGACGATATACTCGACGCAGTCGAATACAAAAAAATGCTTGCTAAAAAGCATAAAGAGCTAGAAGCTCAAATAAAAGCTGATCAAGAATCAGCAAAAGCTAAAGAAAAAGCTTTACAAAAATCAACTGAAGTTAGTACAGAGGTTCCCTCTGACGAACCTTCAGGTGTAAAAAAGGGCTGAAAGCCCGCCAGCACTAGTACTACTTGATATACTAGTGCTAATTGACACAAAAATCAAATAAATGCGCAAATAAAAGGAGGTACGACGCTAAAAAAGCATAAAAAAACTCAAAATGTCAATTAAATAAAAAAAAAACACTATATTAGTACCAATCAGAGGTACAATCATAATATAAATTATGGTTCAAATTAATTTAAAACATAACACTAATGAACACAAAAAATTTTAAAACAGAACAAGAAAAACAACATCAAGACAAATTACGTTCAATAATATTACAACACTGCGTACAATGTCACCAACAACTAGATCTATTACAATTAAGACTAGTAAACTTTGACGACTTAATAACAGGCGTACAAAATACAATAAGTATGACAACTAAACAACTATCAGACTTACCTACAGACTTCCCCGCCCCTACTTTCGAACCAGCAGGAACACCTACAAAACTTAAAAAAGTATAATGGATCCAGCATTAATCACAGGACTATTCGGATTAGGTTCATCTCTTCTATCAAATAAAGGCGCTATGAATAGACAACAATACGCCGATAGACAAAATATAAAATTCTGGGAAATGCAAAATGCATATAATACCCCAGCACAACAAATGGCCAGACTCAAAAAAGCAGGCCTAAACCCAGCACTCATATACGGTTCGGGATCTACTCAAACCGGTATGGCTGGTGCTGTCGCACCTTCAAAACCAGCACCCTATAATATAAAAAACCCTGTACCCTTACAGGCTATGTTACTTCAAGCACAAACAAAAAATTTAGAATCTATTACTACAAAAAACAATCTCGAAGCAAAAGAGCGAGAACTACTAATGGATCAAAAATTTCAAAGCTTAAGAATGAAGGTCATTAACCAACAAATTACTAATTCAAATCTAGATGATAAAATTAAATCTAGTATAAAACTTGTTTTATCTCAAGCATGGCAAAATGCAGTAGCTACAAAAGAAATGGTTAGTCAAAACGCATTACACGACGAACTAAGAGGTATGGGAGTAAATCCCAAAGCATCAACAGAAATAGCCAACTTATTACAATCAGGATCTTGGCTTATTAATGGTTGGATAAATAAAGTAAAGCAAGAAGCACTACCTAAAGTAGAATCAATATTTGAAGATAGAAAACAAGGATTCAAAGCCGCATTAGAAGCTTTGTGGAAAAAAAGACAAAATAAACCTAAAGGATAATTAAACTATAAAACTATGAGCATATTTAGCAAAGTGGCAATGCCACGACCACCATCAAACACATTTGACTTATCACATTCAAGAAAATTCTCAGGATTCATCGGAGAAATCATGCCTATAAACGTCATGGAATGCGTACCAGGAGACAAATTCAGTATCAAATCAACAAACCTAACGAGATTCGCTCCGCTAATCACGCCTATTATGCATAAAGCATCAGTATACTGTCACTACTTCTTCGTACCAAATAGAATACTATGGAACAATTGGGAAACTTTCATCGCCGGATCCGTAGACGGACAATACCCAAATTCAGATGCCGCATCACCAGCATTCTCAGAACCACCATTCCCAAAACTAGATATTACAACTTCAGCAGAAAAAGAAACTTCATCATTAGCAGACTACTTAGGACTACCAACAACAGAACTTACACCAGGTGGAGGAGTCCCAGACATAACAAATGTATCAGCTTTACCATTCGCTGCATACCAAAAAATATACAACGATTATTATAGAGACGAAA